CGACGGCTGCGAGGCGGTTCAGGCCGTCGAGCGCCGCGAGCCGCTGGAACGGGTCGGCCGACGCCAGGCGCTTGCGCAGCGCGCGCTCCGCGATCGGGCCGCCGACGCGCGCCAGCGCATCGAGCGCGGCCGCGGCGACGTTCGCGTCTATTCCGGAGGTCTCGGCGACAACGACAACGACGTTGTTGTTCAAGCCGACGACGTGTCTTGGTATCGCACGTTCGACATCACGTCGACTGGCGGAGCAGCTGACGTGATCGTCTCTCTCGACGGGACCAACTACCACACGTCACCGATTTCCATGTTCGACCTCGGCAGTGCGAGCTTTGCGACGGCGGTTGTGGTGACGGCGGCGAATCGTGTGTATCGGTTCACCGGGTGCTTCGAGAAGATCCGCGTCATGCAGAACGGCGCGACGGACGTGGCCGACGTCATTTTGCGGTGCTATCGGTAGTGAACATCCCGAGCTCGCTCACGGCCGGCGACACCTGGAGCTGGACCGCCGAATATGGCGACTACCCAGCCGGAACGTGGACCGCTACTGCCTATTTCGAGAACTCGGCGGAATCGTTCGAGGTTTCGTCAAGTGCTGACGGAACGGCGCACGCATTCGCAGAAACGGCCGCGATTTCGGCAGATTTGGGCGCTGGAAAGTACCACGTCAGCGTTCGGGTCACGGACGGTTCGTCGTCGTACGTCGCTGAAACCGGCTGGTGCGAGGTCAAGGCAGATCCAGCGGCAGCGGCGAAGGTCGATCACCGTTCCTGGGCGCGGCGCACGCTCGATGCGGTGGAAGCGTTCATCGAAGGAAACGCGACAACTGCGCAGCAATCCATGAGCATCGCGGGGCGCTCTATCTCGCGCTGGTCGATTTCGGAGCTGATGCAGCTGCGCAGCGAGCTTCGCGGCGAGGTCCGGACGGAGGAGCAAGGCTCGTCCGCAGGATTGGGGCGTGACATCAAGGTGAGATATGGCGCTCCGTAACCGAATCGCGCAAGCGTGGGCGGTGCTGCGCGGCAAGTCGTACGGTCAACGCATGTACGCGGGCGCGCGCGCGTCGCGGCTCACTGCTGACTTTCAAGCCGGCAACACCAGCGCTGACTCGGAGCTGTCGAGCAGCCTCACGGCGCTCCGCTCGCGCTCGCGCGCGCTGTGCCGCGACGTCGGGTACGCGAAGCGCGCGAAAGCCTTGGTCGTGAACAACGTTATCGGCACCGGAATTGGAATGCAGGGTCAGGTCTACACGACGCGCGACGAGCTGAACTCACGCGTCAATGACGAGATCGAGGCGGTGTGGGCCGAGTGGGCCTATGCCGACCACTGCCATACCGGCGGGCGCCTGGACTTCGCGATGCTCGAGCGCACGCTGATGGCGCAGGTCTTCGAGGCTGGCGAGGTCATTGTCCGCAAGCACTATCGGCCGTTCGGGAAGTCACAGATCCCCTTTGCGTTGGAGATCATAGAAGCGGAGCGGATCGCCGACGACTTCTATGGCTTGCCGACGCTTTCGCGCAGTGGCAAGAACGAAGTGCGCCTCGGGATCGAGGTAGACGAGTTCCGTCGGCCGGTGGCGTACTACATCCGCCGTCGGCACTTGAACGAGCTGCAGTTCGCGGTGCACACATCGCCCGAGGAAGTCGAGCGGGTTCCAGCGGATCAGATCATCCACCTTGCGGTGGGAGATCGTTGGCCGCAGACGCGCGGTGAGCCGTGGATGTCGGCAGTGATTCGGACCGTGAACGACTCTGCCGGTTACATCGTGGCCGAGATCCAGCGGGCGCGAGCGCAAGCCTCGGTGCCGTGGACGATTGAAACGGCGCAGGGCATCGACTCATTCGGAACGGTTCAGTCCGATGGGTCTGCGGAAATGCTGACCGAGCCTGGAGTTGCGAAGCGGCTGAATCCCGGCGAGAAGATGAACATCCCTGCGGTCGGTGCGCCGAATCCGCAGGTCGAGTCGTTCATGCGGTATATGTTGCGAGAGTTTGCGTCTGGCTCAGGCGTCAACTACGCCTCAGTCTCCGGTGACTACTCGCAAAGCAATTATTCGAGCTCGCGGCTTGCGTTGCTCGATGACCGCGATGTGTGGCGCGCGTTTCAGGCGTGGTTCTTGTGCTCGTTTCGCACGCCGATACATCGCCAGTGGTTGCAGCAAGCCGTGACGGCGGAATCGTTCAAGACGTTTTCCGTGGACGACTGGGCTTTCAACCGTAAGAAATTCGAAGCCGTTCGATTCCGTCCGCGCGGGTGGGGTTGGGTTGATCCGACGAAGGAAGTAGAAGCATTCAAGGAAGCCGTTCGCTGCGGCTTCATGACGTTGCAGGACGTCGTGTCTCAAAGCGGTGCCGACATCGAGGAAATCTTCGACCAGCGCAAGAAAGAGATCGCGCTCGCCGAGGAGGCCGGTCTCGTGCTCGACACGGACCCGGCGAACGAAATCAAGGCGGCAGAGGTAGCAAAGGCCGACACGCCGCACGAACCGGAAGACGAAACGGACGACGAGTCCACCGAAGAACCCGCCGAACGGCGGGTTTTTTCTTTCAAGAGGTAGCAATGACGCAAGCAACTGAATCGGCTTCACCGCCGAGGCCCGCGGCTGCGCGTGTGTTTCCCGACAAGTTGGCGCCGCAGACGCGCGAGGTCGATCCGACTTCGATCGCCATTCGCAAGGAAGGCGAGACGACGAAGCTCACGTTCTCGCTGTCGAGCGAGACGCCGGTCGAGCGCTGGTTTGGCAAGGAAGTGCTGTCGCACGCGAAGGGCGCAATCCGCATGGATCGGATCACGCGCGGCGCGATGCCGCTTCTGTTCAACCACGACTGGAACGACCCGATCGGAATGATCGATTCCGCGCGGATCGAGGACAAGCGGCTCGTTGTCGACGCGCACTTGTTCAACACGACTCGCGCTCAAGAAGTCCGGTCGATGCTTGACGGTGGTCTTCGGAACGTTTCGGTTGGCTATCGGCTTCACGTAGTCGAGGAAGACAAAGACGACGAGACGTACACGGCGCGCGATTGGGAGCCGTACGAAGGTTCCATCGTAACCGTTCCTGCTGACCACACGGTCGGTGTCGGCCGAGACCTCGGCCAAGAACTCGAGGTGCGGATGCTCCGCGCCTTTCCCGATGTTTCACAACCCACGGCGCGAACCGCCGCTAAGGAGACTCGTATGTCGCAAGACAATCCCGCGGCAGCTTCCGCCGCTCCCGAAGTCCGCATCGAGGCGGGCAATCAGCAGCAGGCGCCGGCTGTCGACCCGGTGCAGTTCGATAACGAGCGTGTCGAGTTCATCCGCGACTACGTGCGGCAGAACAATTTCGACGAGCGTTACGCACAGCACTGGATCCAAAGCGGCAAGTCGCCGCTGCAGATCGGCAAGGAAGGCATGGCCATCCTGAAGAAGCGCGGTGAGGACGCGAGCAACAACGTCGGTTTCATCGACATGACTCGCTCGGAGACTCGCCGATACTCGCTGCTCCGCGCGCTGCGCGCCGCGATCAACAACGACTGGAAGGATGCCGGTCTCGAGCTCGAGGCCAACAAGGAACTGTCAAAGCGTCTCGACAAGTCGCCGCGGTCCGCGAAGTCGTTCTTCGTCCCGCTCGACATCATGATGCGCGACCTCCCGGCTGCTCAGCCGCGGACGAATCGGCGCGACATGACGTCTGCAGGCGTCAGCGGCTCGCAGTACCTCGTGTCGACCGACAACATGCCTGGCAACTTCATCGAGTTGCTGCGCAATTCCTCGGTCGGCTTGCAGATGGGCGTGCAGCGCCTTTCCGGTCTGCGCGGGAACGTGACGATCCCGAAGATGACCGCCGGCAACACGGCGTACTGGCTGTCGGACGAGACGACGGCGATCACCGAGAGCCAGCCGACGATCGGCCAGCTCGCGTTGGCGCCGAAGAACGTCGCGGCCCTGACGGAACTCTCGCATCAACTGATGGTGCAGAGCTCGCCGGACGCCGAGGCGTTGGTGCTGCAGTCGATCGCGCGCGACATCGGTCTCGCGGTCGACGTCGGCATCCTGCGTGGTTCGGGCGCTTCCGGTCAGCCGACCGGCATCGTTACGACGGCCAGCATCGGCGGCTTTACGGGTACTTCACTCGCGGCCACGGGCATCTTGAATGCCGTTGCCGACGTCGGCGCAGCGAACGCGCTGTTCGACGGTTGCGGTTTCGCGACGACGCACACGGTCGCCGGTCTCTTGATGGACCGTCCGAACGTGACGAGCGCGACGAACGGTGTGCCGCTGTGGCAGGGCCGTATGGAGCGCGGAACGATTCGCGACTACCCGGCGATGGCGAGCGGCCAGATGGCGGCCGGAACGATGCTGTTCGGCTGGTGGCCGTCGGTCGTGTTGGCCGAGTGGGGCGTTCTAGAGCTGATGGTCAACCCTTTCAGCGACTTCACACGCGGTCTCACGGCCGTTCGTGGCTGGTACACGTGCGACGTCGGCGTCCGCTACGCAGGCGCTTGGTCCTACGCGTCGAGCATCACCTGATGAAGGTTCGGGTGGTACGTCCCATTTACGTTGGCGGGATTCGCAAGGAGGTCGGCGAAATCTTCGACCTCCCCAACGCAGGGGACGCACTTTCCACAGGACGGGTCGAGCGAATCAAGGAGGAGCCGGAAAAACCGGCTCCTCCTTCTGGCCCGATGACCACCGAGACCGTGCCCGAAATCGTGCATGGCAAGAAGCGCAAGTACGCGCAAAAGGAAGGATCAGATGTCGCTAGCTAACCAGATGGGCGCGTTCACGCCGCTCACATTGCTCAATTCCGTTGACGCTGCGGATACCGCTGGTGCAACCAGTGCGTATGTCGCCGTTACCGGCTACGAGGGCCAGGTCGCGGTCGTCGTCAGTTGCGGCGTGATCGACGACGGCTCGTTGACGATCACGTTCCTGACCGCAGAAGACGGTTCTGCGACCGGTGAGGCAGCGATCGTTCCGGTCGGCGGTGCGTTGACCGCGATCACGACCTCTAATGACGTCGCGCCGTATATCGCGGTGTTCAACGTCAGCCAGCTCAAGGGCTACTTGAAGGTGGTCGGAACGAAGGCGTCCGCGGGGGGCGTGCTGATTTCGTACACCCTGATCGGTCGCAAGAAGACCGTCTAAGTGCTCGAGTCCGAAGCGGACCGCCTAGCCTCTATCAAGGGGCTAGGCGGCGAGCCTTTTTCTACCGGGCACGCGGAAAAGCTGATCGGCATTTTCGACCGTCCGTCAGTGGACTCGCTCGGGCAAGTCATTGCCGTGAAGAACCGCAAGCCCGAGCTGCTGGTCCGCGAGTCGGACGTCGCTCTGCACGCGCTCGTCAAGGACAGCCCGGTCACGCGTGACGCGGACGGGATGACGTTCGCCTGCAAGTATTTCGACCCGGACGGTACGGGAATGACGGTGATTCACCTTGGCGCATAGAGCCGCCCAGGTCATCGACGCGATTGCCGCCCTCGTGCTCGCGCGCGTGGGGCCGTCGGTGAAGGTGTTCACTCACCGTCGCTTCACGCTCGACCCTGAGCAAGACGAGCTGCCGGCGATCACCGTCGACTACGGCGAGCTTGAGGACGCAAGCTGGTTCGAGCGCGACTGGTTGTTGTCGCATACCGACGACGACAGCTTCCGGCTGCCGCGGCTCGACTCTATTGCGCG